AATGTTTCCTACTGTCAGTCCACATGGTGCGAACTATGTAGGTACAGTGGGAGCAGGAGCCAAACCTAGCGGGTTCGGGAAGCTCTTCTTAGAAGAGCCTTGGACCCATGAGGAGGTCTCAGACCTTCTCAATGAATCTAGGTGCAAACTCCCTCGTCTTAGACGGGGAGAACGTCTCGATGGGTATTTGAGGAGAAAGCCGGAGGGATTCCTTCAAAAGGAAGACCAGCGAAAGCTAGTTGGATTGTTACCGACGCGAAGCCATAGTGGTCTCGCGAAGGCCGCAAGAAAACTCTTCTCATCCAAGTGCCGCACAATTGGGAAATTCCTAAGAGTGTGGTCTTGGATTGATACCTGCCTTGCCTTATCATTTGGCGAGGAAACTGAGGCAACCACCTACTTTAAAGTAAAGTGGTGGAAAATTGTGGTACATGATATCGTATCAAGTGACACAATTCATTACGCATGCAAGAAATGGGGCAAGTTCTCTCTTTTCGTCCAACTCCATTTTGGAGGGTCGCTAAGTCCAATACCTTTATGGGAAGACTGGTTTCCAGCCCTCCCTGAAGGTACTTGGATGACCAAGGAGCCCGGAACCCTTACCCGGGAGGAGAAGGTATTTTACCGTATCCTCTCGGACAAACGTGGTCTACCTGCCGGAGATAATCTAACGAAGCAGTTAGCTCTTGACAAGCATCTGAGGACCCTGACCAAAGGCGATAATTTATCGTTTAGTCAGGAGGCCGACCTGGTACAATACTCAGGAATGGCCGCAGAAGCTATCAAGAGACACGTTAAGGGGTTCTGGTTTGAGAAGAAAACTGGTCATGTTTCGATATCCAACTCCGCGTGTTGGGAAATGTCCCGTGACTACGGCGGAAAGCGGGCCTTTATCTTGTCCTCTCTTCAGGAGTGGCTCTGTGAGCTACCTGAAGAAGACAAGGTAGTACGCCTCCCCACAGGGGAAGCTTACTGCGAAAAGGCCGGACGCCCACGATGGGCGACCGTTAAACCGCCTGGTTACGACGACGCGACCGCCATGCCGACTGGTGTTACCAAGTCGACTGGTATCTTGACTGAGGATTTCAAGGACGGCGAGCAGGAAAGAGTTGGTTTCCAACTCTTCTCATGGGCTTTCACCACATTGGTGAATGATGGCTACCTGGATAGTGAAGGTCACTCGACAGGAAAGCCAATGCCCGTGACACGGGTCGCCTTAGGCGAACCTGGCTGCAAAGTCCGTATTGCAACGAAATCCAAAGCCGCCTTCATTGTCTACGGCCAACCTTTTGCGCATGCCATGAGAGAACTCTTAGAGTTCCACCCAGGGCTACGTGCAGGTCTCGGAGCTGGTTACCAACTACACGAGTGGCTCAAAGACAAAGACGAGGTTCCAAACTTCGTCATGGTAGGCGACTTTGAATCTGCAACAGATGAGATCGAGCATCGTGCCGGTCGAATCTCCATGAATATCCTCCTCGACAAATTGGGGGCAAATAGGAACGGCTATGCGAGTAGTTTTGTGGATCTTCTCTTCTCCCCAAGGGTGATAGAAGAAGACGGAATTGTGACAATCACTAATTCCGGGTGCCTCATGGGAGAGCCAGGAACGAAAATCGTTCTAACTTTCCTTTCTATGGTAGCAAATTGCTACGCAAGAAGAGGACCTCCGTCATTCTACTTTGCAACCGCGGGCGACGATCAAATTGATGCCGCTCACGAAGCCGATGAGTTGTTACGGTATGCCGAGGCATCCCAGGTTACCACAATGGTACCGAGCCACGAAAAGTGGGGGATATTTCAGTATTCCTGTCTGTACTGTCAGCAATTGCTTGACATCCAAGCGGAGACTGAGGAAAGGGAAATTCCCGTTCCAAAGCCTCGCTTGCTCTCGCCTGAGACTAAGTCCAGGCGAGGGGATGATGACACGAACCCTGCCTATGGCAAGGCTCAGCAATTCGCCCGAGAAGCCTCATGGTCTGAGTTCCCAGAACTCAACCGCAGTATGGTATTCTTGTTTCTAAGAAACATGAGAATGTTCATAGAGCGGAAACCTGAGGTTTTCCTTTGTAAGGAATGGGGGGGTCTTGGACTTCCCGGCGTGTCCCAAAAGAGTCTCTACGAGACCCTGCCTCTCTGGCACCGATCTTTGATCAGCTGGAGAGAACTGGGAGACCAGCGAGCGAGGAAAGTCCTCGCAAACTGGAACACGTCACACATTCTTAACAGAGGTCTTCAAACGGCGGACACTGACGTGTACGAGGAATTACTCCTCGAGTTTTTACCAACCGCAACCATAGACCAACTCGGTTTGGACTTTCCTCCGCGCGCTCGATATCGAGAGAGACTCAAGATAGCACGCAGAGAAGGATGGGTTCCGTTCAGGGAAGTGATTATCACTCTCCGAGAATGCGGAACCTTTTCGAACATCTGGGACGTTCGGTCCCCCACTTCTCGAGGATTTTCCTCGATCCCGTGGTCCGAGAGGACTAATGCGCTGAAGCGGGTCTCTGACTCACTTCCGGCTCTTCTCCTGCGCCAGGTACCTACGCAGCCATCATGGCAGCCAGGACTCCTGACCCTCGTTGAAGGCTACTTCGGAATATCCGAAGTTGCGCCCGGTGAAGTGGATGATTTGGAGGACGGCGAGATTCGGTACAAGACCGTTCCCCTTATGGGGACATCTTGCGCCCCCCGCCTCTTTCTCCACTATGATAATAACAGATTGATTCTCAACGCTACCTCGCGATAACGATCTTAGAGAACCAATCCCTTTGACTGGTGGTTAAGCCACTTTAAGCAGCCGCTCCTTCCCCTCCAGCAGGGGTTTCGT